AGTCGAGGACAAAAACCTAAACACAGTTTACGCTATTTTTTAATTATGTGCAATCGTCAATTTACTAAGATGCTTCCATTAAAACCAGAAATTTATGAAGCATTACTCAAGCAGGATGAACTAGATCGGAGACAATTACGTCCAAAAGATTATTATTCAGAGGACATATTTAATTCTCGTAGATAACACTTATCCGAGTAAATTCGCTCCGTTGTGGTTGCTCGCCCGATTTTTTTACCATTATAAGTAATAACATAACAATGTAATTATGGGTTTATGTCAACAACATGGACGTTAATTCCTTGGAATGAACTAACAACTTCTATTGACACATTACAGGCAATAGATAATAACAAACCAACTATGACTTACCTCGATTTGTATCAACAATTATCTGAACTTAACTCAGATGAACTAACACAAACTGTTAGCATATATGATAAACATGTTGATGATTATTCAACAGCAGATAATGAACTAATTAACAACAAAGGCAAGATATATATCGGGATATAATGTAAATGAAATATAGTGAATTTATCTTAGGTAAATATATTTTAGTTCCCAAAGAAGGGGAAGGTTATATTAACTTTATAAGTAAAGATTACATCACTATTTGTTTACATGAAATCCCACATAATAAGGAATATGCGGAACATTCCCGCCTACCATATAGGCAAGTGTTAATATTAGTTTATAGAGCAAATTGGCATGAATTAAATGTTATCGAAGGGCGAAAAAATAGGTATGCAAAATAACAACAATTCAAGTGATAATAAGCGATCTAAGTTAATACTTAGGGAGGACGTTTTATATGCCTATGTGACATTAAAAGAAATCGTAATAATATTATGGGAGTATATGCGAGGGAAGTATAAGAAGGAGGATAAGAGAGAAAACCCATAAATCCGCAGAAATTAGCATCTCAAATAAATGTATAATTAAATCATATAGTGTTTATTATACTCTCGGATAGTATCCTTTATATTATAGCATTTTATTGAGGTCTTAGCGTGTAAATACCCAACTGTCAAGCACTTTGAGTAAACCGACACATTTCTTTGAGACAGTTGACATATATCCCAAAATACTGTAAAATAAACCTTGTAGAGGTTCAAAGGTAAATTATGTTAACGTTGCCTGATGAGTTTAGAGAAACTTGGGATAACTTCCCAGTAGTTCCAAATGTTAAAAAAGTGGAGTTATGTCAGTTTTTACTTGACACAGAGCAGACACATTATAATGAGTTTATCGAACGTTATTGTAATTACTTCCTGGAGGAAGGGTTTTGTTATTATGTGCCAGTGTAATTAGTGTCACACAGGTTGCGGTATTAGTGGTGACACCTGTTAGAATTAGTACATAACAAACAAAGGAACATTTTAAAATGAGACTTACACCAATCGCAGCAAACCAGACAGAAATCGAAACAGCAGACGCTCGCATTTTCTTTTCTTATTCTACACCAGTTGCTGCTTACATCTTCGGAGAGGGTTTTGTTAGATCAGAGGAATTTTTCTCGGTCACTACATCTCGTCACATTAATAAGTGGATCGGAGTAGACAGCAAAAGCGACAATATTAAGAGAGTTCCACAGAGCAGACTTGAGAGTCTTGCCTAGTTGACAAACTTTCTAAAAAGGTTTATAATGGGGGTACTCACACACCCCCATTTTTTTATGTTATAACACAGTACTACGCTAATTATAAAGAATAACAGTCGAGATCGCAGTCACTGTAAGGGTTCTCGCGGTATCTGCGGGCGGTCACTATATAAAAACCTTTACTACCCTAACCTACAAAGGTTCCCCAGAGGCAGTATATTATTCCAACTTCAATTTCATCCTTAATAAAAAAAATTCCCAGAAAAATTATGAGCATACAAGAGTCGAGAGTATGGGCACTCCAAGAGTTGCTAAAGAAAGAAGGAAAGTTATATACACAGATGTATGATTGTGCCCAGATATATGCTGAAACGTGGGGTGATTTACAAGATGTAGAAAAACTATATAAGTCATGGGAATGCTACGAACATAGAATTACCAAAAATAGACTATAATGGATACACTTAATATGTCAAAAAGATTCACCACCACTCTCCTTGAAGATGACTTTGGTGACCTCCAACTCACGATACCATACGATATCTGTGAAGAATTTGGTTGGGATGCTACTACAGAGTTTGAATATGAAATGGATGATGAAGGTAATATACATTTCAAACCATTGGATCGATGAAATACAGACTATATGATGATAACTTTACTCCTCAAGGTTCCTTCTCTTCTATACAGGAACTAAGAAACTATTTGTGTGATCGTAAGTATGAATTTGATTGTGATAAAGACATCTCATGTACATTTGATTACATTAAGAGTATCAAATGGTCTTTTGAGATAATAGAATGAAAAGTGAAAAAAAGAAAACACTAAATAACCTTGTAAAGGTTTCTGATAAAGAAAGGTTATATCACCCAAACCCACAAGAACTCTGGGAAGAGTTTCATCGTGTAGTACTTCCTCCTATTAGAGGTACGAAATGACAGACGATCCAAAAATCTGTCCTGTTTGTGACGCAAGATGGTTAGAAGGTCAGTTATATTGGAATACAGGACGCGAAGCGTGTCCCCACGACCTCGCAGGATTGGTATGTAATGTATTACATCCTAATTTTAAATGTGTCAATCCTTGCAAAGGTTCTGACTCTGGTATACAATGGGGTCACCCACAAGATGCAATAGATAAATTTTTTGATGATATACTTGACAACTACGAATAGATAGTGTATAGTAATTACAGTATAGGATACAGTATGAGAAATTTAAGGGAGGACATCCTTAAATCACAGATAAACTATTATCAAGGGTTGATTTGCAAACATCAACAGAACGTAGAGATCTATCTCAACCAACCTGTCGGTATTGGAGAACATCCCGATGTCATGGCAGCGATTGAGAGTGAAATCGACAATATTGCGAAAGCACATGAACGTATCGAAGTTATCAACCATTATTTTATGAATAGATGACAGAAACAGATCCATATGCAGAAGCATTGAATAGTGTCAATGAATGCATCATAAAATTAGCAGAAAGAACGCAAATAATAGAAGAATATGTCTCAGAAGCACAAACTTTGGATAAAATACAGTATACTCCGAAAGATTCTGACCAAACTTTGAATTTTTTTGCAATAATTAACGATTTATACCGAAAAATCGAGATAATTGACAAAAAAGTCGATAATTTGCACCGTTGGTGCCGAAAATAGTCCAAATTACCCCGCGAGCGACCACAAATCATGGCAATGTATAAAATGGGTCTCAGTGAGATCGAATCAAAACCTAAGAAGACAAGACAAGGAAATGGAGCACATACTAAGTACTCTGCAACCTCTAGAAACAAGAAAAAGAAACCCTATAGAGGTCAAGGAAAGTGAGTGACGTGTTATTTCGGAAGCATAGAGTCTTTCGAGAGACGCAAGACGTAATCTTCTTCGATATTTCTGTTGAAGAATCGAATGCCTCTGATCTAGTAGTGCACACTGGTGCTGCGATTTCTCCTCCAAATGACTTGGTAGGTGCAAAACAGTTCTATATACACTATCATCAGACAGATTTCAACAGAGTAGTGCAGGGAGAGAGACAATTTGAGTTAGTAAACTTCGATTGGAAGTACCCATATCATATTGTACACCTAAATCGGTCGTCTGGTGCCCTCGTTATACCCACAAAAACCTTCCACAGGTCGATATCTGGGGAGGAGGGGTCGATCGTAATCAATCAATCCAGTAGAACTGAGGGATTTGATCACTATAAAGAGTTTATACCTGTGTCTGCTGCTGAGAATAAGAAGTTGTATGAGATATTGAAACACGAAAAACCTGTTGTTCACACTCTTGGAGAATAATGCAAGTCATAAACAACTTTTTAGATGACTATTATATAGACTATCTTTCTGATGCTGTCACCAATCCTATGTTTGAGTGGCGATATCATAATAATATTTCTAAGTTCATACCCCCTAACCACGCATCTCTTCGTGATCAGGAGTTTTTGTCTGGTTTATCTCACGTTCTCTTTGATAGTGAGAACAATTTGGGTTTTACCAACAACGCATGGATACCTGCTGTCTTGAAGATAGAAAAGGAACTGGGAGTACCAAAGGGTAGTTTGACAAGAGCAAGACTAGATATGACGTTGCAAGCACCCAAAAAGACCTTACACACACCACATACGGATCAAAACTATCCTCACATGTCTTGTATACTATATCTAATAGACAGTGATGGTGATACCGTAATATATAATGAAGGTAAAGGTGCAGAAGAACTAACTATATTACACACAGTAGAACCTAGAAAGAACCGATTAGTCATTTTTGATGGTGATCAGATGCATACAGGTCACTCTCCATTACACCATGCTAATCGTATTCTACTCAATCTCAACTTTATGAAATGAACAATTACGGATTAGAAATAGCATTTTGGGTTATCTTAGGACTTTTTATCCTTACAAAGTTAAAAGTATTCAAGAAGTAGCATAAATACTTTTAGGACGGAGGTATTATGGTCGTAAAAGTAGACAAGAGTAAAGAATTTGTCAAAAGTGGCAAAGTCTTGATTAGTGAGTATCCTGCCAAAAAAGAAAAGGATGTAAAACCACTTAGCAAATGGCGTTAAAATCAATAAGTGGAAAGGATGTAAACCTAAGTCGTGCTTTTAAAGATATAAAAGTAGACTTTGCAAAAAACCCTTTCACAAAAGATGTATCTGCAGTTTCTAATGACAACTCAATAAAGCAGTCATTAAAGAATCTTGTGATGACTCAGCCTGGTGAAAAGTTATTCCAACCCCAAATAGGTTCTGGAGTTAGACAACTATTGTTTGAACCTATGGATGGATTTACAGCAGATGCTATTAGAGACGACATTCTATCTACTGTTGGGCAACACGAACCCAGAATTTCAATTCAAAACGTTGCTGTAAGAGAACGATATGATGCAAACGCATTTAATGTCACTATAGATTATGTAATAGTAGGGCAACCTCTAGTTGAAACAGTATCATTTGTACTTAAGAGACCCGAATAATGTCAACACCAAATAATTTAACAGCACTAGACTTCAATGACATCAAAGCGTCAATAAAATCTTACCTAAGAACTAGGAGAGAATTTACAGACTATGAGTTTGATGGTGCAACATTGAACTACTTGATAGATGTATTATCATATAATACTTACTATAGTTCATTTAATGCGAACATGGCAATGAATGAGGCGTTTCTACCCTCTTCCACAGTGCGTGATAATGTAGTTAATATAGCAAAACTTTTAAATTATGTACCAAGATCAATAAATGCAAGTCAAGCAACTGTCAATTTAACTGTACAGACTATACAAAGTAGCGGATCATACCCTTCTACAGTCACACTTAAGAAAGGTGCAGTGGCAACTGGTGGAAATTATATATGGAATGTTCTTTCTGATACTACTGCTGAGGTAAATTCTACAACTGGTCTCGCAACTTTTAGTAATCTTGTACTAAGAGAAGGATCAATAGTTAATTTTCAGTACGTTGTTAACACATTTGCGACACAAAATTATAAAGTTCCTTCAGAAGACGCGGACATTAATACACTTACCGTAAGAGTAAAGGCAAATGAATCATCAACAACCTCTGATTTGTACAATTTAGTAGACACAATTACAGGACTTACCGCAACTACTAGGGTATATTTCCTATCAGAGGGAGAAGATATGCGGTATGAGGTAAAATTTGGTGATGATTCTGTAGGTAGAGCACTCAAAGACGGAGAAGTTGTGATGTTTGAGTACCTAGTCACCTCTGGTGGTGATGCAAATGACGTAGATAACTTCTCATATGTCGGTAGAATGACGGATACTCTTTCACAAAGTTATTCTCCTGCTGCTGTGACACTTACAAAAGTGGCAAGATCACAAAACGGAAGTGCTGCTGAGACTATTGAGTCTATCAAATATAATGCTCCTAGATTCTATTCCTCACAATACCGTGCTGTGACTGCAGGGGACTATGCTATTCTTACTAAGAAGGTATATCCTAATGCAGATGCAGTGGTAGCATACGGTGGAGACTCTTTAAACC